TAGCTTATGATCCTAGTATTATGATTACGGCATCTATTAATGATGAGTTAGAATTTTAGTTATGCGCAGGTTGGAGTGGCGAAATTACTTTCGCCACTATTATAAATTTATGACACATTAAATTTTATAGACATTCATCACCCAGTTTAACGACATATGGCAGGTCGATAGGACTGAAAGGTCTGAAAGGAAGGTAAAAGCATTGAGATTCTCGACCTTTGTCTTACTCCCATTCGGTAACTCAGCGTCTCCTCCTATCCGCGGATTACAGTCAGTTTCCAGCCCTACAAGGGACGATTAAATAATTTTAATCCTCCCGTGCTATAAATATTTTTGAGACACTCAGGGCTTTCGCCCCTTGTAAGGTTGGAAATAAATTGTTAAGGTTTTATAATTTTTAAATACTCTCTAATCTTTTCTTTCAATTCTTTATCAATTCTTTGATAAACTTCCATTATTTCGAGCTTTACTGTAGGTCTATAACCAATCGCCATAAAACTTTCTTCTTCTAAATCTCCCTCATAATATTCTCGAACAAACTTGATTAAGCCTTTTTCTCGAAGACCCTTTAAAGCTTTTAAAGTCTTATACTTTGATAAATTACATTCATAGCTTATATGATGTTGTGGAACAATTGAAAGTGTCATAGGATTAGAATATAATTTGCAAAAAGCTTCTAAGACTTGTTGCTCTAAATCTGTAAGTTGTAATTCATTATTACTCATAAGTCAGATAAGTTTTCCATTCTTCGGGATGCTTCTCGAAGCTTTCTTCAATATCTTCCCAAGACTCAAAGTAAATATTCGATTCCTTAGTTGTTTGTAATGAATCCCAAGAAGGTTTACCGCCTTCAAAATAGTTTTTGAAACCTCTTTCGAAATCCCAATAGCCATAATATTTTCTTGTTTTCTTATCAGTCCAATCAGGTTTAAATCCTTTGGTATCTTGTTTAATAACTTCCTTAGCTTTCAGATATTCAAGATACTTTTCAGCTTCTTCGATTGTTTCAAAATAGTTGCCGATTGCTTTTCTATTCTTGTCTAATTCCTTATCTTTATTTTTAGGACATAACCATACAGAACCATCTGTGGTGATATAGAAATAATCTTCAACTTCTTCAAACCATAATGGGAACATTCGTACATCTTCCTTATTAAATCGTGGAAGATTGGGCTCGCCTGCAAAAGCCATAGTCCCATCGCTCCACATTTCCACCATATCACCAGCTTTCGCGAATGGTATATCTTTCAATAATTTATATTTTTTCATTTTATATTTCTCCTTATTCAGTATAGTATCTATCTATTTCATCAAAGACATTTTCTAATCTAAAAGCACAGGAAGAATAATGTATTGGTCGTCCTTCAAAATATATCAACCAAGAGAAGTAATGCCGAGATTTTCTCTTCTTTGATTTGATAACCCTTACTGCGGAAGCTTCTTTTTCTTTGAAATTTATTTTAACCGCAGAAACATCATAATATTCATATTCTGGTGGCATTTCCACTCTAATTAGAATATCTCTATAATAAAGTTCACCATTCTTATGCTTGATATGTTTTTGATATTTTGAAAAGTTTTTAATCATATTTTATATCTCCTGAACCTTTTTCTTAACTTCGGGGATATGTTTTTTGTAGGTAGGACTAAGCTGCTAACAAAGCAGTTTTAGCTTTACCGCGCCTTGATATTAAACCACCTTTGCGACCTGCAATTTTTGCAAGCTCAGGATTTGCAGCAAATCCGCCAGTATTGCCAGCTTTTCCACCTTTACGGCCTACTTCTTTGTAAAAATCCTTACCGTGTCTTTCTATGTTTGTAGCGGCAGCTTTTAGTCCCCCAGCTTTTGTTCCTGCCATATCTTACTCCTTTTTTAAAATCATTTTTTCTAAATATTAATGGTACTCTGTGCAGGATTCGAACCCGCATCGTAGGACATTGAGAAGAGCCCTACCTCGACAGTTAGAAGCTGCCTGCCTAATCCATTCAGCCAACCGAGCGTATGCGTTAAATTTGTATATAACGCTTTCATAGGGCAGGAATTATCTCAACTGATATTTTCTGCTTATTAGTAGATTTATCGATAACTTCGATCTTCATCTTAAAGTCCAATCATCCACATTATCATTCGAAATAGTCCAATTATTATCGCCAGGGAAATCAATATTCCAATAATCGTTCCAATAGTTTCTGGCAAATCTTTCTTCATATATCCTCCTTATTTATTAATAAATATTTCGACTTGTTTCGCACCTTTTTTGAGCAACCAGTTGCGAGCATAGGTTGCATCGTTTATGGTCTTGTAGTTTTTGGTGCGTTCAATGCCTTTTTCGTCTATCCATTTAACTGTAAAATTATTCATTAATTAACTTCTTTCGTTTTCTTCGTTGTTTCTTGCGTAGTGATTTCTTACTCATTAAAATTCAACTTTCTTATGTTTTGGCTCGCCGAGATAATCTGTAATAATTTTAATTGCTTGATCGTAACCAACGGCGAAATCCGCACAATAGCCAAGTTTTCGTAACTCTTCTAACATCTCCGCTTGCTCTTGGTAGTGCTTATTTGCAACCATTTCACCATTCTTTTTATAAAGTTTTACACCTTCAGCCTTCAACTCAAGAAATAATCCAGCAAAAATTTCGAAATACTTATCGCCACTGAAGCTATCTCGAAAAACATCTTTTTCTGGCTTAGCAATGAACAGATCCGGCCAAGCTCGTGATTTCTGAAATTTCTTGTGTTTTGCAGCTTGGCCTGGTGTCATTTTCATACCTGAGCTAAAATCGGTTCGAAATAATACATCAGGGTAGTTTTTGCGTAGGTAATCACAAACCTTAAGGTGTAAGAATTCTTCTTTCTTGATCATTTCTACTCCTTAAAATGGAATATCGCTCAAATCGACTGGTTCATCGAAGTTGTCGGGTGTTTCGGGCTCTTGAGTTTCAGATTTAGTTTCAGCTTGAGTTTTTGAAATATCAGATTTTGGCTCATAACCGTAAATTCGGCGGTTGATCGACTTTTTAACCTTACCGTCTTTCTCATAGGTTCGGTCTTCATCTTCGCTAACTTTAAACCAAGCAGTGCAGCCAATTGTTTTCTCAAGCAACACTGCAAAATCTGCCAAGTTTTTAATTTGCTGGATTTTCTCACGAATCTTTTGTTTAATATCTTCATTTTCTTGGTTGTGAACTAAAATTCTGCGCACAGTATCAATTGAGATTCGGCGAGTATCTGGGGTGTGTAGCCAGAGTCGGGCGCGATCTTCGGCCGAGTCGTTTTCAACAAAGATTTCAGCGTAAGGTTTGTTGTCATGCTTATCAATCTTAGTTTTAATGATTTTTACTTCATGCACACCAAATTCGAAATAGCCGCTTTCTCTTGTTTCTTCTGGTGTAATTGTAACGCTCTTTAATTCTTCCTGAGTCATAAAATCCTTTCATTAAAATAATAGTTTTTCCACTTCTTGTTCAACTAACGCGAGAGCAGATTGTTCAAAATAAATTGCTCGCTGAATTTCTTTCTCAAAGTCTTTGCGGTTAAGTTCAAAAATTAAGAGTTCGAGCTGTGGCGCAAGGGCGAAAGAGTCTGAGTACATCGCGAAATAGAGTTTTTCAAGTTTCTCGTTCACTGCAAAATATTGGATAATCTGCTGTCTATATTCGATAGGTGGTTGCTGTTCGTAGAATGCTCGCACCTGCTTCCAATTATCTAAACACTTAATTTCCACCGCTTCAGTGATCTCACCGTTTTTGTTTGCGATTTCACCATCCGGTGAACAAATGATATTTTCGTTAATATCAGATTGCCATACCCGACCTTCGATAACTTCTTTACCAAGTTTTTGAGCAACTTTTTCTCGTGCTTCTTCTTCAAGGATTTCACCACGAAGAGCAGCGGAATATTTGCGATCTCCTAAACGATCTACGTAATCGTTCTCGTTGATCGGCTTTGCAATTCGTTCAGCGATTAGTTTATAAATTGCATCGCCAAGTTCAACTTCACACTCTTTTTTCTCAACTTCAGATTCGCCAATTAATTCTTCAAGTTCCTGAATTGTTAGGTTTTTTGGTTGGCCTTTCTGGTTAAGTGGAATTTCTATGTTTAGCTTTTCTGCAAGCTCAAGCCATTCAGATTTTAAAACTGTTCGAGGTGTGCCGAATTCTTTAGCTTTACTTCCGGAGATTTTACCCTCACGGAAGTGTAACCATTCATCAGAGCGTTGTTCAAGGTTTAAGATTTTCATTATTTTAATTTACCTTTCAGATCGTCTTTAATTTGAATTAGTTCTGCTATAACTTCATTATTACCTTTAAATTGATTAACTCCTTTTACGAAATTATCTTGAAGTTCTTTAAGGGTTTTTGAAGATTTAAGTTTGTTGATAAGTTCTTTTGATTGACCTTCAACTTTTTGCTTTTTAAAATCTTCGAACTCTTCCATTTCTTCAGATGAGGCAATCTCACCATTGTTTAAATAGCCAAGAAGTGAAAGTGCACGACCAACACTGATTGTTTCAAGTTTTTCAAAGGCTTTTTCACTCTTCATTTTATTAGCTGGATAATACGCAGTTCCAGTTGCCTCAGCTGATTTTTTTGATGAATCTTTGATAATTTCTGCGTAAAAGATCATTCCACCATCTGGTTGAGGTTCTGGACGAGTGGTGATCTTTGCTCGCGGATTTTCTTTACGAAATTCGACAAGTCGTGCCGAAACTTTAGCGTAATTCGAGCCTGAAATTTTAACCGTTTCTATCTTTTTCATCTTAAAATCCCCTTTCGTGATATTCGTACCAAGCTTCAACACTTGGTGATTCTTCCCAGAAACCGATACTATCTAAATATTCATTAAAATCTTCATCAAATATATCACCAGCGATTGTAGCGTAATTTTTACCGTCACAGTCGACATCTTCGATATATGCTTTTTCTTTCAAGACGATTTCAAAGAATAATTCTTTGATTTGTTGGTCTGTTAATTCGTTGTTATTGTTCATATAATTCTCCTTGTGTTGGTTAGTTCATGAATTTCAAGTAAGATCCGTTATTGTATGCTGCCCATGCTCGGTAGCCTTGTGATTGCCAGATTTTGAAAGCAATCTCTGTATTCTTGGCTGGATTTGCTAAAATATTTCGGCTATAGCCATGAACACTGTTTATTTGGAATAACCCGTAGTCGTAAGTTCCATTTGTGTTCAATCCGGAGTTATCCGACCTTGGATTACAATTGCTCTCCGCTCGAGCAATCGCCAGCATAACTTTTGAGTTCCACGGGTATTTTTCTACCAATTCTCGAAACTCTTCGCACCAACCAACAACCTGTGAACTCGCAATTTTGGGCGAGGGCTGAACTCGAACCTCCACAGTTCGAGCTGAGCTTGGTTGTTTGGTCGCAGCTTCGAGAGTTGGTTTTAATTGTGAAACTTTAAGTTTTTCTAACCTTACTTGTTTTGACTTAAATTTCGAACTGTCTCGACAATCTTTTCGTTTTGAACTTTGGCGTTATTCTCGCCAATTTTAGTTCCAGCGTAGAATGCAATACCTGCAACTACGGCTGTATAAATTACCATTGTTTTGATAGTTTCGATTAATTTTTTCCAGTTAAATTTCTTAATATTTTTCATTTTATTTTCTCCTTTTTGTTTTTTGGTTTGAGTTCAATTTTCGAGTTCTTGATTTTTTCGAACTCTTTTTCGAACTCGGTTTCATTAATTTTATTCATAATTCCCTTTCTCAGGCTGTTCAAGCTGATAACGGCAGTTGCGGATTCGTCATCCCACAACCGCTCGGGTGGACATCGCTATCAGCTCAAATAGCCTGAGAAATTATTAAATCTTCGAAATCTATTCGTTGGTTTTTCTTAATTCTTTACTATTTAAACCACTTTCGAAATCTTAGATTGATTTGATATAATTGCCAAATTTTTAAGGTGTTAATTTGATAATAGAGTTTTTCTTGTCTCTATGAAGCCTACCGAACAGATACGCCTCAATTGAAACAACAAAAGGAGCACCCCTTGCAGTAGGTGCCCCTTAAAACAAAAGAAAAAAACTACTGCAAGGTAGTACTTACAGTAGTATAATTAATAATTTCTGGTGCGGGTTAGGAGACTCTAACTCCTGGCCTCTTCCATGGCAAGGAAGCGCTCTAACCTGCAATATTATTAACGAACTAAAGTTCGTACTTGGTTTATGATTTTTTATGTACTATTCAATTATATTTAAATTATATCACACATTTTTTAAAAAGTCAATATCTAAACATAAGTTTTAAATATTTGCTTTCTCATAAACCTCTCTGAGTTTATTATTAGAATAGTGAGTGTAGATTTTTGTAGTATCCAAACTTTGATGACCCATAAAATCCTGTATATAAACAATATCTACTCCTCGATCAAGCATACTGGTTGCAAAACAGTGTCGTAAAGTGTGTGGATGAACCTTTTCAAATTTACCGTTCGAATTTTCGCAAACTCTCTGAAAAATCCTTTGAATATTAGACTCAGTTATTCTCTTTCCGTTTTGATTAGAGATAAAAAGTGCAGGCTCAATATCATTTCGAGCGCTCAAATACTCATGAATAGCAAGTTCAGTATCTCGATTAATAAAACACAGTCTCGGCTCTAAACTTTTACCCACAATCGTCATTTGTCTATTTTTGATAGAATTTTTATTCAATTTGCAAACTTCCCCAACTCTTAATCCAGAACAATAAATTAGCTTAGCTATTGCGATATTCCTGAGACGATTAACTTCACTATACCCACGCCTCTTTTTACTAATAGCGTTTATAAATTCGACAACTTCCTCATTCGTTAAGATGTCAATTTTTCTTTTTTCTCTCCTTGGAACTTTTATATTTTCGGCGGAAATTTCCATATCAAATCTTCGTTCACAATATCTGATAAATTTCCTAAGACAAATCACATATCCCCTAACTGTATCTGGCGATTGATATTTAGCAAGATACTCTCTCCATTCCCTAACTTTTTTCTCATCCAGCCTTGATATTTCTATATTGCCGAAAAATTTAGTGATTAATCTCGAAAAAACTATATATCTTTCTTCTGTTTTTCTACTATACCCCATAGAAATTATTTCATCATATAAAAAACTATCAAATATTTCTAAAAACATATACTCCTCACTCCGCTCTATATAAAAATTAAACAGAATTAAACAGATTCTATATATAG